CCGGACACGTCTCAGTCGTCTTTTTGGTAACCATGTCTTGTACGTTGATCACGTGCTCAGTGAACTTCTTAACATCGATTCCCGTCGCGTTGTGGATCTGACTGTTCGTCGCGATATCTTTGAGAGCGTAGAGATAAGCCGCCGCGTAGTTCGCGTGGAGAATGGCCACGACCGGAGACTTATCTTGTTGTGCCGCTGTCGCATACCTGGCCGACTGGCGCACGAGTTTTTCGATGGAGTGTTTCATACCTCTCGTCTTGTTCTGCATCATCACGATGAGAATGAATATGGCCACGATGAAATAGAAGTACATCTCTTAAGGTATCCGAAGAAAAATTATCACCATAAGTTATGGCGGTGGATAAAGATCTACTCGTAGTGATGAATACTATAGATGATACAAAAAATCACATGTCAGAAGGTCAATATATCAAAACATGTGATTCTATCAAGCGAATACACAAAAAGTTAAGCAGACCCAAGGTCGTCCTCCCGGGTTTTGGTGTGTCATTTCCAATGAAAATGTTGTTTGCAGTCTCAGTAGTGAAAGTAGTAGAGAGTATTAAAAATGTCGTCACGCGTTAAGCTAAATCAATCTGACACTCCTGCATCTCTTTCACGTGATCACCTTCATCGTCACGGATTCGAGTAAATACATCATGAAGACTCGTCACATCGTCGTAATAATCCGAAGCTACGACTGGTGCCTTCTCGAGTGAGAGACTCGTACCATGATTCTTGAGAAACTCATCATACGTGTGATACGCATGCTCTTCAATCTGTTCAGACAGGTTATACGCCATACACGGGGACACCACATAAATCAAACATGTGAGCCAATAGTAAAAGAAAGCTACGTGTTGTGCAAAAAATCGATCCGCGTAGTGCTCGTCACCACCCAACTCTTCCATGATGAGAAGATGATGGTATTCGTTTACGGTCTGTGCAAAATGAGTCTCCAAGTAATCAGCCTTTCTCCACAACCCTAATGTTTCGTACAGGTGTAACACGGAGACGAACGAAAAATAGGGAACTCTGGCGACCGTTTCGAGAACATAGAACCGAGCGTAGTCGCGCCCCTCGTAGAGTTTATCGATGACTTTTACTGCCGAGCCCACCGCGACCTTGTTGATACGGCGTTCAATCTTACGCACTGGTGCGATGGGCTTCTGGCAAAGGACGAGCATGTATTTTTCTATAGATTAATATTTTTAAACCTAAGTGAAGACAAACTTCTTGAAAAGTAAGAAAAAACAATGACTTACTCGAACGTATCACTCGTCGATTTGATCCGCGCGGGAGAGCTTCGCGTCGGTAGCTACGTTTCATGCACCCTTCCCTATAACAGAGGCGTTTGCAAAGGGGTCCTGCAATCAAATGGGAAAATCGCTTTTGGGATCGGCGGGAGGACCGCACCCTTTTCCCTTAACGAGTTTGTGGTAACAGTCTTCGGTCGACCTACCAACGGTTGGATGTGTGTTTATGACGAGCATGGCATGACACTCTATCAAGTTCGAGCAAGGTTCCGTCGTGCCAGAGGAATCGAACCTATGAAAAGACGAAACGGGAACGTGCACCGAACCCACCATGAACCAACCGACGCCTTTGATCAGATGAGAGTGGTGGAAGTCGTTGTCAGAGACGGAAACCAAGAAAGAGTGATTCGAACCTAAGTTAGAGAATAAGTTTTAATAAAAATCAAGAAAGTATGGAATCAGTTCAAAAGCTTAGCCATATCGAACACGTTTTAAAGCGACCAGACTCCTACGTGGGTCCAGTTGATTTGAGCGCCGAACCTTACTGGATTCTCAATGGGAAGAAATTCGAGAAGAAGAACCTCAAGTATTCTCCAGCCCTATTGAAAATCTTCGATGAGATCCTCGTGAATGCGATCGATCGCAACTCCCTTCATCCCAAGAATGTGACAGCCATCTCCGTTTCCCTCGACAAAGAGACGGGTGCAGTTACCATTGAAAACAACGGACCACTCGGGGGTATCGGTATCAAGTTTAACGACAAGGAAAATGTTTGGAACCCCGAACTCGTATTTGGACATCTCCTAACAAGTACCAACTATGATGACAGTCAAAGGCGGATTGTGGGAGGCAGGAACGGGTATGGAGCCAAGTTGACGAATATTTATTCGAGCGATTTTTCAATCGCGATCAAAGACCATGAAACGAAGCAAACGTATACCCAAAAATGGTCCAAAAATATGTCCGTTTGTGAACCACCAAAAATAAAAAAACATGCAGGTGCTACATCTTCCGTGGCTGTAACTTTCACCCCAGATTGGGGGCGTTTCAAGATGTCTAAAATGGACAACTCCATCTACAAGATTTTTCAAAAGAGAGTGTGGGACGCGAACATCTGTACTTCGGCAAATTGCAAAGTGAAGTTTAACGGTGAAGTTCTTCCCAAACAAAACTTTGAAGCTTACGCGAAGATGCACGGCTTTGACAAAGTACACAGTGCTACAACCGACCGCTGGTCTGTGTGTGTCGGACCCTCTGAAGACGGAATGCAACAGGTATCGTTCGTGAACGGTATCTGCACCACTAAAGGTGGTACGCATGTTGACCATACTGCCTCACTCATCGCTTCTGGAATTATCGAAGAGATGGCCAAGAAGATCAAGCTCAAGCCTCAACAGGTCAAAAACACGTTCGCCATCTTCGTGAAGGCAACCCTCGAAAACCCAACCTTCTCGAGTCAGGTCAAGTCTGAGTGTACCCTCAAGGCTCAAGATTTTGGGTCCAAATTTGAAATGCCCAAAACCTTTGTCAAAAACGTTTTGAAGACGGGTGTTTCAGATGAACTCACGGCGCTTTCGAAATTCAAGGAGATGAAAGAACTGGCTAAGACTGATGGCGGTGCACGAAAGTCAAAGATTACAGGGATCCCAAAGCTCGATGATGCCAACAAGGCGGGTACAGCTCAATCTGGGCGGTGCACACTCATCGTGACTGAGGGTGACTCGGCGAAGACCCTCGCCGTCGCCGGCCTCTCCGTGGTTGGAAGGGACCACTACGGAGTCTTTCCTCTTCGGGGGAAATGCAAGAACGTGCGTGATGCCTCTGTCGCACAGTTGACTTCGAATCAGGAATTCAACGATCTCAAGAAGATTCTTGGTTTGCAACAAGGTAAGGAGTACACCAACGTATCAGAACTTCGCTACGGTCGTCTCATGATTATGACTGACGCTGATAACGATGGTTCCCACATTAAGGGTTTGATTCTCAATCAACTGCATTATTTCTGGCCCAGTCTCCTCAAGTTGGGTTTCGTGGTATCGATGGTGACACCAATCATCAAGGCTACTCGTGGTACCCAAACGAAATCCTTCTACACGGATTCAGCATTTCGCACGTGGTACGGTAACGGTCAATCCGGGTGGCGCATCAAGTATTACAAGGGTCTCGGTACATCGACATCGAAAGAAGCCCGTGAGTATTTCTCTAAAATCGAGGACCTCACAGTCAAGTTTGATGTTGATACCATGACTGACGAGTCTATCGTTTTGGCTTTTGACAAAAAGAAGGCCGATGACCGTAAGACATGGCTTCTTGAGAGTACAGCAAAAAATCCAAAGGACCTCGAAATTCCATATGGTAAAGTCAAACATTTGGGTATCACCGACTTTGTACACAAAGACCTTGTGAACTTTTCACTCGCGGACCTCAAACGTTCTATCGCTCACGTTTGTGATGGACTCAAACCGTCCCAAAGGAAGGTTATGTATTCGTGTTTCCAAAAGAACCTGACCGCTGAGATGAAGGTGGCACAGTTGGCTGCTTTCGTGGCTGAAAAGAGTGCCTATCATCACGGTGAAGTATCTCTCGCAGAGACGATTGTGAAGTTGGCGAATGACTATACGGGTAGTAACAACATCAATCTTCTTGAACCCTGTGGGCAGTTCGGAACCAGGCTCATGGGTGGGAAAGATGCCAGCCAGACGAGGTACATTTTCACGAGACTGACATCAGAGGCTCGAAAACTGTTCGACCCCAAGGATGACGCGATTCTTAATTATCTCGACGATGATGGTCGGTCTATTGAACCCGACTTTTACATGCCTACCCTTCCCATGGTTTTGGTGAATGGTACAGAAGGTATTGGCACAGGCTTCAGTTGTTACGTACCTCCGTTCAACCCCGAGGATATTCGTGAGAACATTCTCAACTTTCTCCACAACAAGAGTCTCAAGCGGATGAAGCCGTGGTTCAGGGGTTTCAAGGGTAAAGTTTTCGAACAAGACGATGATTCATGGGTAACTCGGGGTCTTTGGACGTGTGTCGGTAAGACGATTAAGGTGACTGAACTTCCACCGGGTCGATGGACACAGGATTACAAGGAACACCTGGATAGTCTCGTCGAAAAGAAGATCATCGGTAGCTTTACCAATAACAGTACGACGGAAAATGTGGATTTCCTCATTCAAGAGTATAACGGTAAGGATGTCGTGAAGGATCTTAAACTGGAAAAGGTTATTCGTACATCGAACATGCACCTTTTCCACCCGACGCGGGGTATTCACAAGTACAACACACCCGAAGAAATTTTGAGTGACTTCATCAAACTCCGTTACGAGTATTACAAAAAACGAAAAGAGTATCTCATCAAGGTTCTCGAGGCAAAATCGAAGATGTGTGAATACAAGTCGAAGTTTGTCACTATGGTCATCAATGGTGACATCATCGTCTTCCGCCGTAAAAAGCAAGAACTTGAGAACCAACTTTCCAGTCTCTTCCCCCAAATCAATGGGTCTTGGGACTATCTCCTAAACATTAAGACCGTTCAATACACGGAAGAAAGCGTACGAGAACTTCTGAAGGAATCCGAACAGGCGAAAAGGGAACTCGAACTTATGAGGTCTACAACACCCGTGAACATGTGGGAAACGGATATTAAAAATATGTAGACAATAGATAAGTATGGGTGAAGCCGCTAAGATTTCTCTCAAAGCTATTGGAAAGCAAGATCTACACTTACTTTCCAAAGACCCAGAAGACTCGTTCTTTAAGGACCGGGACATGACACGACACTCTGAATTTAGGAAGTATCACAGAAGTCGTAATATCATTAACCCGGGTCAGGTGACCGGGTGGCCATTTGGTCAAACGATAAAGGTTCAGTTTCACCCTCAAAATATGGGTGATCTTTTGAGTAACATGTGGTTGAGTATTACCATGCCTGGTCTGACCGATTTCGGTGCAGGTAAAAATTTTGCGGATCAATTGGGTAGACACATTCTCAAGAGTGTCACCATGTTTGTCGATGAACTCGAGGTGGAGAAAATTCACGATGACTGGGGAATCATATACGATGAGCTTTATTTAGAAATGTCTGAAAAGGTGGCGAATAGATTTCTTGTGAATAGAAGTATTGGCTATGATGATTCCACTCTAGACAACTTCGACGATTACGCGCAGTACTCATCCGATCTCGTGATTCCCCTTCACTTTTTCTTTTCGAGGAAGTATGCGAGTGATGAATACGCTTCGAATAAACCCAACCGTCCATACTTTCCCATATGTGCGGTGCATCGCCAAAAGATTGAGTTTGAGTTGGAGTTTCACAAACAATCATTCTTCACAGATACCGGTTCGGCTATACAGCTTCCAGAGTTTAGACTCATCACCGAAGAGATTACAGTGAGTCCTGAGGAGCGCAAGTTTTTTGCGACGGAGCGTCAAACGTTCGTGACCGATATCGTACGTAAACACCCATCCATAGTGAGCGATTTAAATAAAGACATCATCAGAAACAATCTCGTTCCAGACATTCCGGTGAAGTGTATTCACTGGTTTTTGCGCAACACCGAATTTGAGGATGCATCCGACTCTTCGGGTGGTAAGCTCGTACAAGAAGAAAAGTATTACCAAAACCGTTTCAACTTTTCGTCCAACGTCAATTTCGACGAGGTTCAGACATTCTTCTACCCGATCATGAGCGAGGCGAGTTTTTACATAAACGGTGAGCGATTACCAAACGTATCCAACACAAATCATAATTATTACAAGTACCTGATTCCGTTCAGGAACAGGCTTTCTAGGCCTATACGCAACATATACACATACAGTTTCTCGATGAATCCGATTAATGTGGAACCATCGGGGAACTTGGATTTTAGTCAGATACAATCCGATAAGACTTCAATCGAAGTGAAGTTAGACACGTCTGCGAGTTCACTCGTTGACACGGCGACAAAGACGTATTCACTTCACATGTACTACACGGGGTATCAGACGTATATTTTTGACAAGGGTTTCATGTCACTTGCTTACTAAACAATGAGTTCTTGTTGTTTGCTATGTACTCGATGATGTTATTCTTGATGCACCATTTTATGAAATTCAGCTGTGCCAGCGTTGTATGAATTTCCTGAGATGTACCCGGAATAGTATACGCAAACTTGGCTGACCGACAGAAGGGATCAAAGAGTTTCTTCGAATAGCCATCAAGACTGCTCTTGTACGCACAGTGTACAGTGAAGAGTTTACCATCGGTGGTGGTATAAGATGTGTTATTCTTTTTCGCATAGTTCGTGATAAACCACTCAAGATTCCGGAGTGAAATGCCACTTGTTTTGTCTAAGATGTTCATGAGTTTAGTTCGATTCTTTTCGTCTCCATAAAAGCTGTTGATTGATGATAGTAGAATAGTCGATTTGTTCATTACACTAAAATATACCCAAATCTCTAAGCTCCGAACGCGCTTCATCAATTTCGTTACACGCGTTTTCGAAATGATCGTCACTAGTCAGGGTACGTCTCTGGATTCTCTCACCTTGTTCCTTATGAAACTTACAGTACCCCTCACATTTAGCCTTGAAGCTACACCTACGTGTGGCACCGTTGGAATCCTTGATGATTCCCTTACATATGTCCGTGTTGTATGCCTCTTCCCCGTCGCGCAACAAGAGGTCGAGTGAGATCTGATGTTTTTTGTGGATATGGTCAAGAACCTCAGCCATCTTCTCTCGCCCACTTTGCGAGAGTTCTTCATCCACCTTTTCGTGTACGATTTCGTCGATCGCATCCTCGATGAGAGCGGGAAGTTGATCGCTGATGAGTTGTTTCACATTTTCCATAACAATTTTGACGATACGCTTGTTACTCATCCTTACTTATGCTTTGTTCGTAATTTTTAAATAAGTCGTCGACTGAATTTTGTCTTTTCCTAAATGCTTTAATACGATCTCGAAGTTCTGCAACCTTACCTGTATCGTCCAAGTTGTTCTTTTGACACTCTTCGATGAGCTGTTCTCGTTTCATGGTACTCAGGGCTGGACCGGTCTTCTTCTTTTGGGGTTTGTGCTCGGCTATGATGTCGCCAAAGATTTCTTGTTTGGTATTCTCGTACAGTGGATCGAGTAGGTCACATACCGGATTCAAAAACTTGTTTTCAAAGTAGTAATGATAGTCGATAGGCACGTTGTTTTCTTCTACGTATTTCGGGTCTTCAGATTTTTCAAAGGCTTTGGCTTTGGGGTTATCCGTCTTGGTGAGTAGGTAAGGTACACGATCACCCGATTGAGGCTCCGAACCGGGCTTACGTTGGCGCATCTTATTAACCACTTGTACGTGCGCCTGATTAATGTGTATACTTTCAGGGCTCATGATCGATACAGATTTACCACTGACCTTGTATGTATCGGCGAGAGACTGACTCAAGATGAGTTTCTCATTCGGTACTTCACCGGCGAGGAGTTGAGATGCGCGCTCCCGCGCCAGTTCCTTAGGCGGACCGGTATCCGGGGCGTCGAGTACTACATCGAGGAGTTCCTTACAGACTTCTCGAACGTGTGGTGTGTTGTCACGGCGTACGAGCTGGAGCCCCTTCACGTCTATGTAATCCATGTGCATCTGGTCATCCTTTCCCTTTGTCCACAGTTTAGCGGCGTAACGCTTTTTCGAATACAAAAAGTACGGCCAATAGACCTTCTCAAGCTCCAAATTGTTTGGCTTTTTGAATAGAGCCGAACACTCATCGGCGGCGCGTTCGCCAAGTTCCCAGCTATACTCGATCGCCTCCTTTCCTTTACGGTCACCCACATCAAACTCGACCATGACGGAATCCGTGTCACCATATCGCACCTTCGCACCCGGAAAGTTAGCCTCGACATAATTCTTCGTCTCTTCAATCATTCCACGACCCCTACACGTCGTCGTAGAGGCGATAGGTACACATGGAAGAATACCTTTCCCTGCACCTGTGAAACCATACACAGAGTTCATACTGATTTTGTACGCCAACTGCTTACCGTTGTATACTTCTTTCATCGAACCCGTGGCTGCGGCCATATCCTTCTTCGCCTTTTTACGAAACTGTTTAAGCTCGAGAAGGATAGCTGGAAGAAGACTCGGTACACCTTGGGCAAACTTATACGTCTTTTCGCCAACCTTGAAAGTTTCGTATTCAACACCGGGGACGTTTCCATAGTCTTTCTCATTCATCACGTACGTGGAGTAACAAAGATTATGCGCCATCATGATACTGGGATACAGGGCTTCGAAATCTAGGGCGGTAATAGGGGTATAATACGCTCCTTTTTGTGCCTCGAGAACCGTAGCACCTTCGTAGGGCTCTTCGGGAATAGCTCCATACTTGATCGTCGGGACCATGTACCCGAGTTCGCGAGCCTTTTTCGACAGCTGAGAGAACACCTTGATTTGCTGCCCGCGCTCCACGAGGAAGGCGATAGGAACCCATGTAGCTTTAGCCATCTCGAGCAAGTTCAGAAGTGTACACAGCTTTTTGATGAGACGGTGTGGCAATAGAGTATCCTTCACACAGTACTCAGCAACTTCTCGTAGCTTCACGGGGTCGCCTTTGAGGTACCGCGCGAACATCTCCTTGGGTGCCATATCGATTTTTTGGTCACCGAGGTACAGCTTCGAAACTTCATTGAGCTTGTACGAATCCAGTTTGTACCCCTTTTTAACTTCATGGAACATATCGAAAATAAACCGACCGGGCATGGGTAGAAGCTTCAGGAAATTATCACCCAAAGCGCTGGAACTTAACTTTTTACTGACAAGGTGGCACTCACTTTCCCTGAGTTTACCCAAGTCGTAAAAGTCGAGACCACACCCGACCATGGCGGCTCGTTTGTAAATATACTCAAGATCGAAACCAAAGATGTTCCACCCGGTCATGATGTCAATATCTTGCTTGTTCAAGTACTCCTTGAACGCGAGAAGCATTTCCTTTTCTGTGTCAAAGCTGATGATATTTGAACCTTCGAGGTTAGGGTCCGTCTTCTTGTAGCAAAAACAAGTTTTATCATATGGTTCTTCACTACCGAACGTGCAGAGTGAAATCGCAATCTGAAAACAAGCATCATCGGGAACGTCGGCGTCGGGAAACTTTCCAGTAGAGCTGTTACACTCAATATCGAAAGACGCCACGACGAACGGTGCGATATCGTCCCGGGCTACGGGTGTGAGCGTGCACCAATCGTTACACCACAGGTCGATATCCGTCTTGGCGAGATGCGAGCGCACACAATTAGGCCCCGTGTCCAGCCACCCAGTAGATTGAATACCCGTACGGTGCATCAATCTCAGGACGGGATCGATGTTTGATTCGTACACGTGGTACTTTTTGAAATCATTGTTGTACATGAAAATAGAATTAACTTTACGTCGAGCTTCCAAAGTCTTGAAGTTTAAGTGCATGAAATGAAACTCTTCATTGTTTTGAAAACCCCATACATCCTTTTGTTTTGTCAGACTATAACTCGTCACGTGATCCCTCCTTAGAGCATTGATGTCGTTGTACAGACGAGTGACATCCGAAGGCTTCGTTCCTTTCGGAAGTTTCACGAAGAAATACGGATCGAATGTCGTCGTCACACAAATGGATTTTCCTTCTTCAGTTTTACCGAAGATGCTGATTTGATGTTCACCCTCAACATCTCGGGCTTCCCATGTGAGTGCTTGAAAAACTACCATGTGTATACCTCGACCCAAAATTTTAATATCATTTATTAATAAATGTCAGCTGCTTTAATTGAGCTCGTGTCTGTCGGAGCCCAGGATGTATTCATCACTGGTGACCCAGAGGTGAGTTTTTTCCGTCAGAGCTATAAGCGCCATACTAACTTCGCGATGAAGCCTGAGAGGATGGATTACATCGGTACCTTCGGTGCGAACAACGAAATCACCGTTCCTATTCGCTCTAAGGGTGACCTCATGAGCTACATTTGGATCGAGGATACCAACATCGCCAATGTCGGGACCAACTCCAACGGTCTCTTCTCCCAAGATGCTTCCAACCCCACCGAGTTCAGCCTTTACATCGGTGGTCAAAAGGTTGCCCAGCTCGATTCTCTCTTCATTCAAGGTGTACACAACCCCCTTTTACGCGACAGCGCGGCCAAGGCGTCGTACGCCGTCACCACCAACAGCAAGAAGGCGAACCACGGTGGCGACCACTACGTCATTCCCTTCTTCTTCGCCGAGGATTACACGAGGTGCCTTCCTTTAGTGGCTCTTCAGTATCACGACGTGGAGATCCGTATTAAGTGCAGGGACGGGTACACCCCCGCTGGTACTCCTAAGATCTGGGGTAACTACATCTACCTCGACACCGAGGAGCGTAAGTTCTTCACTGACAACGAGCACAACCTTCTCTTCACTCAAACCCAGCACCAGCTCGCGACCAGCACGGATACCGAGATCGATCTCACCTATTTCAACCACCCCGTCAAGTCCATCCACCTTGTCTCCGGTAAGGCGACTGGTAATGACTGGGACACCGAATTCACCTTCTCCAAGTCGTCGCTTTACATCAACGGTACCCCTCTTTTCGAGGAGACTTCTCCCGTCTATCACCACACTGTCGTACCAGAGATGCACAGTAGCGACCTCCCCGATGACATTCTCGAGGATCTTCCCACCTTCACGTGGCCTTTCTGCCTCAGCTTGAGCAGGTCGAACCCCACCGGCACCCTAAACTTCAGCCGCATCGACAACGCCAAGCTCGCCATCACCGGTCCTTCTGGTGGTAACAACCTCCATCGCGTATACGCCGTAAACTACAACATTTTACGCATCAAGCAAGGCATGGGTGGTGTCGCCTTCGGTAACTAAATACCTAAGTCGTTCATTAAACACATAAAAGTATTACAAAATGGTGAAATCTTGTTCACGACCCCGCAAGACGTCCAAGTTTGTCGTAGACATTGGACCTGAGATTGACAAGGTGGTGAAGAAGAAGAACCTAAAGATCAAGAAGCAAAAGGTAATCATCACAGAATTGAAGGATAGACTCCGGAACAAGCCGGATGACATGAAAGTCAAGAAACAGAAGATCGTCATTACCTCACTTCAGGGCACTGTGAACGATCTCACAACCAAATTGAAGGAAGTGGAAGATGAAATGCGAAAGTACAAGGTGAAACGTAGCGACATCAACAGCAAGACCATCGAATACGCTTTTAAGAGATTAAGAGAAGGGTTTTCTCTTTCCAGGATGAAACCGAATACGCGACTCTTAATTCAACAGTCCGGTCGTTGGGACGAAGCTCGTTTAATTAGCGCTCGATTCAAAGTTTGTTAGGATTTCCTTAGTCTTGTTATACATACGTTTCCCATGAAAAGTTTTATCCTTTAGCTCATCCCAAATCGTAAGTCGATGCTCGAGAAAAGCCTTGAATCGTTCCGGGCTAGACGTAGACTTGTATCGAACCTTTTCACTCTGAAGTGCCTTGTCGATAGCCGTCCGTTTCATTTTCGCGTACATGGCGTCACGTTCATCTGGAGTGAGTCGTGTCGTCGTGTCGTCGTTTTTCTTGCCAAGGGCCATTTATCATAAAAACATCTAAACCTTTATATATGATACCCCTACTCATAGCCGGTGGCCTCACCGCGGCCGTTGCGTATTCCTATTTGGGTCAGAATCTCGTGTCTGCTTCCGAGGCCAGGAGACTCATAAAAGAAGGTAAAATTAAAAAGGTCATAGATGTTCGAACAGCTGTAGAATGGCGCGCGGGTCATTATCCGAAAGCGCTTCATATCCCAGTCGATAAAATCAACGAAAAAACAACGACGGAACTTCCCAAGAAAGGTTTACTCGTCTACTGCAATACGGGGCAACGGGCCAGATTTGCAGCAGAGAAATTAGAAGATCTTGGATTCGAGAACGTGTATTACATCGCCGGACATTATTCCAGTATTCTACCTAAGTGACGGAGTCTCATGTAAAAATCAAGTTATAAACACAAAATGGTCAAGTCAACATACGAACATGCCAGACAGATGCGTCACGCGCTCGATACTGGTATCACCGGTTTCGAGCGCAGTATTCAGAGTTTATCTGTAAGAAAAGAACACTTTAAAAATAAACACGCAGATACCGAGTGTCAAAATAACAAATTGAGAATTTTACTTACACACGCAAAGGGAGAAATCGAAGAACTCAAGAATAAACATAAAGTCCTCGAAAAAAAATATGAGAATCTCAAACAGGAACTCGAAGAATTGTCAAATAATAAGAGTGACACTGACGAAGAAGATAGTGAGACCGATGAAGATACCTATAAATGCGAGTTTTATTCTTCGAGGGCCTCGAGGATACAAGACTTCCTCGATAACATGTTAACAGAATGTTTCGAAACGTTACATCGTACCTCACCAAGATACACAGATTTTCAACGCGAGAGACAACTTCGAAGAAAGGGTATCGATATATGTAACCGGGTTGCAGAACTAAGACTCTTCACTGGCTCTTCATGGGAAGAAAAGAAGCGTAGAGACCGGAGTGTCGCAGCGGGAATCGCATACTTTCTAATCGGGGGATATCATTGGGGTGTTACACAGACATTTATGGTTAAACACACGAGTGTCACCTCCCCCGTTATCGTGGAAATTGAGAGTGAGATCAGGCGACGAATTAATTAATCATTATGTAATGAAACCCTACTTTAATTTGACCCCCAGAACCCTTCGCAACTTTTGTAGTACACTCGGATCTGGTATAGCTCTACCAGATTCATATGAGTTTATGATACTCGCATTCACACCCACCGCGATCGCCAAATCTTTTTGTGTCTTGAAACCTTTAGCGATGCGCCCCTGTTGAATCATCTTCGCCATGGAAAGTGAAACCGTCTTGTGTGTCCCCAACTCCTCGCGGTCCAGTTTTTGTTCCTTCGTCACTTCGCGGTGTGGTGGGGGTGGGGGTTTAGCAGCCTTCCCGTGAATGACGACAGGTTTCCAATCCTGATAATGACTCATTATACTGTTACCACCCGTTTCGTTTTTAAGATCCTTTCTAAACGTTCTTTTTCACGGCGCATAAAAATGGTGAGTTCCATGACATCACCCCGAAGTTCAACTTTTCCAGTCTGACGCATAGATGCGGTTTGCTCTACACGAGCCAAGTCAATACACGACATTTTAGTATCGGGTGCATTACTGTGATGAATCGTTAAAACCATCGCATCCCTTTTTGTCTCCCTAGAGAGATCATTCGTTTCACAGATGATAACGTGTGCACCCGAATACCCGGCAGCGTGCATCCACCAATATTGAGGTGCACTCGAAAGTGTCAATCGATCGTTCTCCTTGGCATTTTGACCAACTCGTATGACCGTCCCGTCGAGTGTCGTATATTCAAGCATGAGTATAGCTATAATTTTTTCCTTATGCTGTATTAATGCACGTCGTATTACAACCGAGTCCTTCCATTTCTCACAAACTCAGGGTGACGTTACCCAATAAGAGAGCCATCGATTTCGGTGAGAGAGGTACCCAGCATTACATCGATCACAGAAATCCAAAACTCATGCGTGCACATCTTATTAGAAAGGGTGCTGTCCTTCCTAAGAAGCTGCGAATAGAAACGGATCTTGGTGAGATTCATCGGGAAATGCTGAGAATCGATAAAAGTACGAAAGAAGATTGGGAAGACTTCTTCCGGGCTGAATATTGGGAACGTTGGATTCTGTGGTCTTACCCTGATCTGAACAAAGCTAAGCTGTACATGACTATGCGTCATGGTATGTTATTCATGCCTACACCCGAAGATTTGTGGTTTTGCAAAGAGGAATTCAAAGACCTGTAGATCCGAAACCACCATCACCCCTGAGTGTCTCCTCGAGAAGACCGATTTCCTTAATCATAGGTGTCTCACACCTCTCCAAAATGAGTTGAGCGATACGATCACCATTCTTGATTTCAAAGTCTTCCGTACCATGATTGAATAGGACGACCTTGACTTCACCGGTATAATCAGGATCGATCACACCCGCACCCACGTTGATACAGTGTTTCACAGCGAGACCAGAGCGAGGAGCTACACGTCCGTATAGACCATCTGGAATGGACAGTGCGATACCAGTACTCACTAAAGCTCGCCCTGCCTGACACGGTACGATCGCATCTTCGGAGCTATATAAATCATATCCCACAGCACCATCAGAACCACGAGTAGGCAGATGAGCATCGTAACAAAGTTTCTTAACTCCGAGAGGTGCCATATGTATAGTTTTGGTCCATATCCCTTAAGTACATTGAAGAACCTCTGGGTGAGCACCCTCTTCTGTTTCGTTCTTTAAATACCGCAATTAAACAACAATACGGGATGGAGTAAAGAACTGCCCCTGCTCCTATTATGTACAGCCACATACTTACTTCACATATTTCTTTTTCTCTTCGTCCGAAAGTGCCCTCCACATTTCACCGAGCTTCGAACCGATTTCGGTGAATGAAAGATCGGGAAAGTCTTTGATAACCTCGGGACGATGCTTCTTGACAAAGTTTATGTACGCATTTGGTTTGCGTTTGGGTTTGGGTTCACCACCACCCCTGAGACGAAGAACGAGGTGCAAGGTAGACTCCTTTTGGATGTTATAGTCGGAGAGTGTACGTCCATCCTCGAGCTGTTTACCAGCGAAAATGAGTCGTTGTTGGTCAGGTGGAATACCCTCCTTATCTTGGATCTTAGCCTTGATGTTATCGATCGTGTCCGAAGACTCGACCTCCAATGTGATCGTCTTCCCGGTGAGTGTCTTTACGAAAATTTGCATACTATTAGTACATTAGATTCTTTTCTTAAAGTTCTTCAAAAAGCTGAGTGCACAAATTCCGCAACTAAATACGTTTATGAAAAGTTGACACGAGAGCGTGTAGGCTCTCACCCAAAATGGATCATAACGCGAAATGAACCAAACCAGAAAAGTCAAGAATGTCTCGTAGTACACTCGAATGACCATGTTTGACGTGAGATACAAATTGTTCATGAAAGTACTTCGTGGTAAAAGTCTCTTCAAAATGAGAATCGTCGTGTCAATCTCTACGAGAGACGCGAGTGAAGTTATAGAAGATTCTGTGGGGTTAAAAAGGGGTCGAAGGAGATACATGAGAGCGACGACATGGTGCAATATGATAAGATTCCGGTGCGACGTGATAATTTTGGGCTGTACGTAAATCCACGCGAGATCGTATAGTAAATGAAACGTGAGTGCGTGTGTTAAAAACATAGGGTAGACGACATATCCAAAAAATACTTCGGCGATTGCCAACGTAGAAAATGGAAGTAAAAAGGTCACGGAGGCTATATCATGAATACGGACAGCGTTCATGATCTAGTTGATTTCCAATCTTTTAATAGGGTTGCACTCAGGGAGGTTCGAACTCCCGGCCTCAAGCTTACTAAACTTGCGCTCTACCACTGAGCTATGAGTGCGATGCTGAAAGTGGGGTTCGAACCCACGAGGTGAGAACACCAACCGATCTTAAGTCGGTCCCCTTAGACCACTCGGGCATTTCAGCACATCTATTCTACGAGTTAAATCTTTAAGTGCTTAGGAGTTGGTTCATATGCCAGTCTATCCTCGAGTTCTTTACGTTGTTTCATCTTCTTGATATCTGCACCTTGACAATCGTGTTTTGATAAATTGAGACAACCCGGACAAAAACTACCACTACAATATTTACAATCGATGGGAACTCCACATTTCTTTTTACAATGTTGACACGGCATATACTATTGTGTCTCAAAATTTTTAAGCCAGATAAAGCTTAGTTAACAATGAAAAATAGTAAATGATCTCCACTACATCTTTCGCCAAGCCCGTCGTGCCCAAGACGTCCGGTGAGTATCGCCGCCTCAAGAAAAGTCTTAGGAACTCTACAGCTGGGTATGGCTCCGCACTCGCTACGTCTTATTTCATCACCCAAGGAGCTGAGATGGGCGTTTCCGCTACTCTCGGGGGTCTCGCCTCGTATGCCTACATCTCTCTACTCGAAGACCACGTAGACAACATCGAGAATTCACCGTTTCAGAAACAGTTCTTGGCGCCCATCGGCACCGCCGCTTTTGAAATGGCATGGAACAATGCTCCGTTCGCTTTTGATTTTGATTATGGAGCTACTTTCGTAGGATTTCTTGCGTACAAGTTTGCGCTCACCACCGTTCTTTACGAGATGGTACGAGAGATGCTCATTTCAGACAGTTCCTCGAGCTATGATACCACCGAAAAGGAGTACAACGACCTGTCCGATTGGGATACGCAATACGGTGAAGTCGACATTACCGAAGACGCGCCAATTCTCGAGCCAGACGAACAACCCGTCGAGGCGAGTGTTGGTTAAGATTGACCCTGTTAACTAAAACGAGTTTGTTACGACCGGTAAGACCCTTCATTGCCATGATTCTCTGCTTCGCTATTTCCTTCGTCATGGGCTTAGGTTTTGGCATGGGCATCACGGCTTTGACAACCGTACGCGTGGGTGTAGCGATACGCTTCGTCACCATACCCTTCATGAAGTTCGCGGCAACCTTCCTGTTAAAGGCTTTCTTTTCCACGCGCTTCCTGGCGGCAGCGCGCTTCCTGGCGGCGTCGGGGTAAAGCTTCGCGAGAGGAATGTTGTTGGTGTTGGCGTTCTTTGCCCTGTTCTTGATGGCACCGCAGAGCTGACTCACAGTCTTCTTTTCGGTGTTAATACCATACTTCTTAGCAACCTTGACCACCTCATCCTTCTTGTAGAGACGGCACTTCTTACGCCCGAGCTTGAGATCACCAGCCCTGTCTACAGAAACGAGTACTGGAGAAGACATTTGTTTATTATTAGTCAAGAAAAAATATGAAATTTTATTAAGAATGATAAGGTACGGACTACTGTTCTATGTATATTTACTCTCTCGTCTTGGTCGCAGACCCAAAAAGAAGGTCAAGCAACCAGCTCAGTGGATTTAATTCATTTCCCCAGTCTGAAGAAACGTATCAATCTTTCGAGCAATGCTCTTACCAATACCCTTCACTTTCTTGGGACCATTAGCCAACTCCTCACCACTGGTTACCTCAAACTTAAGATTGCGGATGAGTCCAGCGGCGTTTTCGTACGCACGAATCTTGAAAGGGTCTTCGAGGTCTTCGGCAAACTCCTCGAGAGCTCGTGCCACTTCTTCGTTGGTGGAAGTGGTCTTCTTGAGAAACTCGTCAATCTTGGCGGCGATGGAATTACCAATACCCGGAAGGTTCATGGCATTCTTACCACTGGTAATCCTGAAGGGTAGGTAGTAAATCTCACCGGCGGCATTCTCGTACGCCTGAATCTTGTAAGGGTTAGATTCCTTCTTGGCGTAGTCCTTGAGCATGGTGTAGATGTCGTGATTGTAGCTGACGAAATAATCATCGTCGCTGTCCACCTCAGACTCGGTGTCCTCGTCAGACTCGTAGTCGTTGGAGGCAACGGATTCCTCGTAGTCGGGGTCCTGCTCTTCGAGGTACTCATCAATCTTGACGGCAATAGACTTGCCGATACCCTTGAGGTGCATGACACTTTCACCGGATTCAACCTCGTAGTCGAGTCCACGAATGATTTCTGCACCCCTGTTGTAGGCGGCAGTCTTGTAAAAGTCGGAAGTCATCTCTCCGAGTTCGAGGAGACGGTCGACGAGACCCTGGTTCACACACTTCTTCTCGGTGACTCGAGCAGTCGTGTGGTACAGGGAGTTGAGCGCAGCGACCTTCTCTTCATTGGCTTCGGTGAGTAGCTTCTTGAGCTGCTCGATCTTGGTGAGAGACTCGGCGTTGAGCTTCTCGAGCTTGAGGATGTAATCGGTGATAGAAGTAACGTTCATGTTGGTAGTAGGTTTGATGAAAACTTGATGAGGCGGGGCTCACTTAGGTGTTTAAAGATTAGATTTCCGAAAAACATAGAAATGTTAGCTCTCACTAAACCAAATTACGTTCCCGTCAGGTTACAAACCAAGAAAGTCACACATAGGCGTCCGGTCCGTGCGGTACGTGTACAAGCCGCACTTCCAGACCCAGACCTAGCCAACTACGCAGCGTTCCAACTCGCTTCATGGGTTCTGCCCATGACTATCGCGGGTCGTCTACTCAAGATGGAATATCAGGAAATCGGGGTTGGTCTCGTCGCGTTGGGAATCGCCAAAACGCTTCTGGAGTCACATTATTAAAGATAAGACGCGTTAACCAATAAAATGATTTCATCACTCACACAACTGCATTTTACGCGTCCACGTGTCGTGGTTCGTGCCAAAAAAGATGACTTCGTAGCTCCCACAGAAGCCCCCGGTGAGGGAAGGCGAAAGCCCCCATCTTATGATGAGGACGGAAAACCCAAGAAGGTGGAGGAGGTGGCAAATCCCATCAAGAAACTCATCAAGAAGTTTTTCAAAATCGAAGAAATTGATTACGAGAAGTTCCGTAAAGAGAATAAATGGGCCATTCGTATTAAAGACAAGAACAAAAAGTAAAACAATGCTTCTAACAACGAAGAACTCGGATAGACCTCAACGTCTCTATGACGCACACAACATCTTTCAGAACGTCACCATGTACTTCAAAGACCCGTTCATAGGTCTCATCCATGAATTAGAAGACCACCAAGGGATGCTGGTGGTCAGTGTCTACAGACGTCTGTACTACAAACTCAGTCAAAATGAAAAAGATATCTTCCAGGACCGATTAGAGAACATATGGAAACTCTATCAACTGGGAGATATCAAAATCGTGTATACTGACGGAGACCCTGTGTATCAAAGTTGGTACAAGAGTCCTAGGGCTAAAAAAATATAAAGTATTCGTTACATCATAACACATGAATATTCGGGCATTTGGTTTGATTCCCTACATAGTTCACTATCTACGTACAGAATCATTTATAGCTTACATCGTTTTTCATAACGGTCTACTTTTCCATGTAGTAGCACCCACCAATACCATTGTGAAATGGTACGATATAACATGTAACAGCGTTTTTGTTGTATACGTAAACGCATATGTTTTGAATTTTTACGTATTTATGTGGACTTGTATCGCGTGTACATGTTTCATGTGGAATTCGATATACACTAAACATGAGCAGTTGAAAGCGTTTATTCATATATTCGGTGTGCAGTTACCTTTGTATCGGGCATTACAACTCAGTAACTTTTAACTTAAAATCCTTATCAAAACCATCGAGACGAATCTTTTTCTCGTCCACAAGACGTTTGATCGTGTATCCAAGATCTATATTTTGGTTATACACATCTTCGTGTTTTGGATCAGCGGGTATGTTCGGCATGAGCATGGTGAAGGCCATGATTTTCTGTGGCATAGAAAGCTCTCGACTTTGAAGCACCTGTAAAATATGCGTGGGAATCTTGGAGTTCATTACTGTTTATGGGGATTTATTCTTTAATAGTACCACCGCGGGTACGGAACCTTTCGGTGGTTTTTTACAGAAGATTTTACAGTCACAGCAACTCTTTATACACACGAGTTCCTTTTTAGTCGCGTGACAACGTGAGGGTAACCTGATATCTTTGGAAAGGTACCGTACTATTTGGTCGATGAGTATCATGCTCACTTATTTTTAGGTTTAGGTTTTTTTCGGGTCTTTTTTACTTGTTTCGCGGCACCTACCACGGCAGCGACACTAGCGGCGGCCTTCGAAACGAGAGCTCCTGTGCATATGGGACACGGCATCTTATAACTTTACCAGAGACAATTCTAATACCTAAGTGAATCCACATTATGTATATTTTCATTATCTAAAATTCAAAATGTTCCACACTTTCGAAAACGATACCGTGTATAAGCTTGATGACTCGTTCACGATGAGGAACATCCTGAACATCGTCGACAAGATGAATATCGCCATGCCTTACCATGAATTCGAACCCGAGTGCATCAGTGAAGGTGGTATCTACGTGAAAGGGTATGAACCTGGAAAAGAGTACAAGAGTATTCGTCTTTATTTTGATAACTGGCCTTGGATTTCGCACGGTATCAAAGAAGAAGACCTTGACAAGAAATTGATTGCCAACGACTTCACTGGTAAAGAGAGACTCTTTTCGAAATACAGGTGTCATCACGGCGCACCCGAGTGGACGAAAGATGAAATGGAACATATTGACAGGATTTTCTGTGAGGAGGGAATGAAAATAGTTAAAGATTAGTCAGATTCACCCCATACCCCAACTCCTTGACAACTGGGTCATTCTTGTAGTCTGTTTTGTAATAAATCTTTTTGATTCCACTACTCGCCAGTGCCTTATAGCAATTGAGACACGGATAATGTGTCACGTAGGCCACACAATCATCGATGGAGGCACCCCTCTTCGCCGCATCCGTGATTGCGTTAATCTCTGCATGTATCGTCGCTTGTTCGTGTCCGTTACGTACGATGGATTGATGGTCGGTTCCCGCGAGAAATCCGTTGTACCCCATACTGATGAGCCTATTGTTCTTGACAAGGACACATCCAACCTTGAGTCGCTCACATGGAGACCGAACCGATGCGAGCTCTGCCGTCTGCATGAAATAATCGTCCCACGAAATCCGATTTTCTTGTGGACGCGGTACATTACGGATAGGTCGTCTATGAGCTACCATTTATCTACCTAAGTCACAAATATTTTAAGCTTTTTCATGCAAAAATGACAATCTCACTCGTTAACCAACCCGAGTTAGTGGAAGCCAAGAGAGACCACGATGAGTGGCTGAAAAACGTCTATCATCCATACTACAGTCGTTTCTTCTGTCTGGAATGCATCCCCGGTAGCGGGTGTCGCGCTAGGACCGTTGAAACTTCTCTGTCCAAGATCGAAGGATACATTTCCGACGAAGCAAACGCGTTCATCACTGAAGAGTATCTCTGTGTGCTTCCCAGGGGGCACAGTGGTCGTTGTCGTTCCAACTACAACTCTCCGTGTGAGGTCACTCAAAAGAAGCTGGATTACATTCGCACGACCGAAGGCGAGGCGAAGGGACCCCTGAAAAATCGCGCGTCGAGATTGTACCCCGTGCGTTTGTCAAAAGAGTCCACGAAGTACATGAAAGCTCGTGGTGTTTCTGACGTGGCAATTCCGATTGCGAACTCTTCGACACCGGAGGGTGTTGCGACGTGTCTGATCGATATTTACACCTACCTCCAAAAGGTAAAGGGAGAGTTTGTACATCCACTTTTCGAGCTCAATTGGTACTGGCTCAGAGCTAGGTACCCACTCATCTCTCGGGACGATACCCTCGTGTGTCCCGTGACTGGAGAACCGATCACGATGGAGATGATCGCCCAAAACGCGAGAGAAAATGAGACGGGGGTTGAGATTGGTCACCTGAACTGTCGAAATGAACGAAGTTTCACTATCAGGGGTATGAACGTCTTTTTGATGACCCGTTGGGGTAACCGATTGGTGGGGGAAGAACGTTTTGACTCGCCATATTTTCGCCAGAGATTACGAAAAGTCGCCGACTACGGAGCTTAAAAATAGACTGCGTATACTTTGTAATGATAGAGATTCGTCACGGTGACTGTCTAGAACAACTCGACCATGTAAAAGATAGGAGCGTACAACTCGTCTGTATAGATCCACCGTATAACATAGGTAAAGATACGTGGGACACCATAGAAAACTATATCGAATGGCTCACGAGTGTCATACAAAAACTCGAAACGAAAATGAAGCGTGATGGGAGTCTCTTCTTTTTTCACAATGACATGGAACAGATCAGTGAACTCATGATTTCTATCAAGAAAAACACGTCACTCGTGTTTAAGAACATGATCACGTGGAACAAACGTTTCGACGGTTCGTCTAAAAAGGGGTACCTCGACGGGTACGTCGTCAAGAACGACATGCACAATTGGAATAAGATGTGTGAATATATCCTTTTTTACACCTTCGATAACTCTACAATCATCCGAGATAAACGTTTGGAACTTGGTGTGAAGCAAACGGACATCTCTAGAGAGATTCTTTCCAAAACCGGGGGTATGACGGGTTGGTATTCCAACATAGAGACGGGTAAGAATATGCCGACGAGAGACACCATAAAACCTATAGAAAAGCACCTGGGTCTCAAATATGAGGATATAGTCCCAAAATTTAACAACCAGAAGACGGATCACTGTGTATGGAACTATGACATGGCAAAGCGTAACGAAATTCACGTCACACCTAAACCTGTGGCACTGCTAGAAAATATCATTCGACACACTACCGACGAGGGGGATCTCGTTCTCGATTGCTTCGCTGGTAGTGGGAGTATAGGTGTGGCATGTAAAAACACAGGAAGAGATTGTTTCATGATAGAAAAAGATGAACGCTATGTAAACTTTATTAAAAATATCTTTTCTTCAGTTTAATGGAACGAATATAATATATACTTATAATAATGAAATTCACAACAATAGTATTGATATTCATAGTTTTCGTGATATTGTATTCTACTTATGAAAAAAGCTGTGACGAAACATATAACCCGAATTTAGAACGTGATGGTTTCATATTCCTAAACTCTGCGGATAAAAAACACGTGTTAAAACATCTCCCGGTTGGATATCAGTTTATGAATTATAAGTACACGATCGAAGGCTGTACTTTATCAACTTTTCACAGAGATGTAACTTCGAGTCAGTACGTCTTTAAGACGAAACACCCAACATACACGTTTATCACTTATGATCATGGAAGACCTGCTTTAAGTGTGTGTCCAGGAAGTCATAGGACCACACCAATACTTCTATCACAACCCATAACAGTAAATTCTAGGTACGTATTGTTCAATTGTGATGTAGTTCACGCGGGGAGTTTAAATTTACATAAATTACCAAGAAAAGCCGTCCAATATAAAATTGTCCATAACGAAGATTTGTCGCGGTTGGAACATTTAAATGGTATAGATAAAGTGAAAAAAGGTGACTGTAATAAACGAAATAACATGGCTATAGATATTTTATACAGGAAATTATCTATATTATTCTCTTATATAGTTAATCATCAATTAACGCCATACTTACAGTCGAGAGAATCTAACTTTATATGTAAATTATTCGGTGAAGAAAGATGTTTCTACAATAAATAAATATCTCACCTCAAATCCTTATCCGCTGTATAGAAGGTTTTCCCCTTCATGACGAAGCTGTGCACTCTCGCGTACCCCCACGCCTGTGGAGAGGCTCCCGGACGATGCCCGGTTCTCCACGCGGCGAGACCCCTATTGTAGACCGTCTTGAGTGTCTTCAAAGGCATGCCAGTAGCCTTAGAAATGTTTGGAAGGGATTTGACACTAGGTCCGTACTTCTTCCTAAACTTTTGGGTGTAGGAGGAAGTCTTTGTCTTCTGTCCCTCGTCCGTTTTGAAGCTGCTGTAATCTCGTTTAAGCATTTTTTTGTATCGTGTTTCGACCTCTTTGAGGGTGGTGAGTCCCCGGAAATACTTGAGTGGAGCGTATATCTTACCTTTGGTTCTACGCAGCTCACCAACCTTCTTAAGAATCTGAACATCTGTGAGAGGCATCTTACTTTGCCTTGAGATATTTTATCGCCACCTCGATGCTCGGGTATATGCATTTTCCAAATTTAACCCGTCCTGTCCTAGGATTGTAATACCCCGTGTGCCCATTATACGAAGCCCTGTGAACGTCACCCATATAAAAAATACGAGATATTTTTAATAAATCGGGATGGGTCTTTCAATAATTATGGGAAATATGTTTTCTGGTAAAACTTCGGAACTCATCAGGCGACTTAAGCGTCTGAAAGTCATAGGCAAGAAGATTCTCGTCGTCAACTCCAGTAAAGATACGAGGTGTCCTGATGAAGTTTTGAAAACCCACGACAACGTGAAATTCAACTGCTACAAAACGCACGACCTATTCGATTTGATGGATGTCAACGAGTTTTACAACGCTGATATTATCGCCATAGATGAAGCCCAATTTTTCCCCAGACTCAAAAAATTTGTCGAGTGCTGTCTCCTCAACGAAAAGGATATCATTCTGGCAGGTCTCGATGCCGACTCGTTTCAGAGAAAGTTTGGTGAACTTATCGACTGTATTCCACTCGCATGTGACGTGACTAAACTTTCGGCGCTATGTATGAAATGTAACAATGGAACTCCAGGTCCGTTCACGAAAAGGATTGTGGATGACATGTGCCTCGAACTCATCGGTGGTAGCGACATGTACGAAGCCGTATGCAGAAATCATCTATGAACATCCAGTATGAGTAAAACCCTTTTACCCTCACCGGTTTTGATAAGTTCGTGGTATCGTCCGTGATCGAAAAAGAAGTCTTCACCCTCGTGTTGAACAAAGGTACCCCTGTCAGTATACAGAGTGCAATCACCGTCACCTTGTATAGTGAGCTGATACCGCAAGAGTTCATTCGATTCAGCCC